ATTCACAGTTTCGGTTTTCGGGCAGAGTAGGTCAAGACGGTTATACGATGGAAACCCATCGACTACGGCAGCACAAACGATAACCATTCAACCAATCGCAGCTAAAGATATTTTTAGTGACAAGCTACCTTTTTATGGTCGCTTTGACCTATCTATTGTTGTGACAAACACAGGTTTACAAAGTGCAAACGATTATATTTATGTTTTGCCTTTCTACCAGATTGGGAATCAATGGATAGAAGGCGATACGATAACATGGAACGCCAACACTCAAGACGATGTGTTTTCTACAACCAAGATGAAGTTACAACCACAGTCGGCAGACTCAGCACTTGTTTATCTTTATAAAATGGATCCAACGGAAGAATCTGTAACAGGCATGGGTTGGGATCAAATGTATTGGACAATCGTTTCTGTGAATGCTGCTTCATGTAAGGTTGTAATGTGGTTACTACCATACTAATACTTATCGGAGTATTACTGCTTTGTATGCTTATCTTAGAAGCAAGGCACGATGCCTTCCGTCATAAGAACGGACTCGTAACGCTTAAAGACAAAGAGAACAAGCAGAGTAAATATATGAAAGGTCAAGGCATTATCGTTGCCCTTGTGATATTAGGACTCTTAATGACTTTACAATTTGGTTGGTTAATAGGAGTCTGTACGCCAGTGGCGTATATCGTAGCAAGGGCTATAATCTTTGATGTTCTGTACTGGCTCTTTAAAGACGGGGAAATCAAGAGCTTGAAATTCTACTTTAAAAATTATTGGATTTAAAGAAGGACAGGGCTATGCGTGGTATTTGAAGAAAATAGTATTAACGCCTAAACAAGTTGAGATGGTTAATTCTACCGCTGACAGAGTGTTGGTAGGTGGAAGTCGTGGCGGTGGAAAGGTTATATCATACCCTGACGGTGAAATATTAACCCCTTTTGGCTTTAAAAAGAATAAAGATTTAAAGGTCGGGGAGCTAATAAACAACCCAGACGGTAGTGTGTGTAAATTAATTCAGCTACACCCTATTGTAAAACTTCCTACATGGCGAGTTCATTTCCACGATAAAACATATACTGATGTTGCAGAAGAACATCTGTGGCTTGCTTGGCGTTCTAACAAATCACGCAAATATAAAAATAAACTAATAAGTGGCGAAAAATCAGCAGAAGTAATCGAAACAAAAACCTTAAAAAAATGGGTAGATAGAGCAAGAAAACAAAAAGAAGAGGGTCAAAAGTGGATTGAACACCCACTAATACCTGTCTGCCAAGAACAAGCGTTTAATGTAAATTCTTACGGTGAATTAATAGATCCGTATTTACTTGGCGTTCTTCTCGGTGATGGTTGTATAACAAAACGTATTTCTATCACATCAATGGATTCTAAAGAAATAGAGGACACTCTTAATAAATTAGACATTGATTATTCGGTTACACAAAAAGAAAACAATAAAGCTAAAAGTTATAGTTTTATAGGAGAAGGGTTCCTAAAATATAGAGATTTATTAAAAAGGGATGGTTTATTAGGGACGAAAAGCCACACTAAATTTATACCACGTAAATATAAACTCTCATCTTTAGAAAACAGATATGCTATTATACAAGGACTTATGGACACGGATGGGACAGTAGATAAAGGAGGTCGTGTTACATACTGTTCTGTTTCAAAAACTCTTGCCGATGATGTTGCTTTTGTTTTAAGATCGCTTGGTGCAACAGTAACCACCACGCTTAAAAACACATATTATACAAAAGGCGAGGAAAAAGTTTCTGGGAAAAATGCTTATAATCTTTATATAAAACACCGACAACCAGAAAAATTATTTTCACTTAAAAGGAAAAAAGACAGGGCTGGCGATTGGAAAGCAGACCTAATGCACAAGCGTGTTGTCGATGTTGAAATATTAGAGGAAAACGAAGGTCGTTGCATAACAGTGTCACACCCCAACGGGCTTTACATCACAAACGATTTTATAGTAACCCACAATAGTTTCGCTCTCGTATGGCTTGCGTCACAGAAGCCTCGCGAGTGGCATTACACCCACTACGGTAAAACCATATCTGAACATGAGGCGAAGAAGCTAGTAGCACAAGGTAAGACACCAAAATACCACGTTGACAAAATATCAACTGACGATCCAGATTATGTCGGTATTATACTCCGTAGGTTCCACCCTGAGTTTGTAAAGAACTTGTTCCCTATATGTGAAGAAATATATATACGTCGCCAAGGCGCACGATGGGTAGAGAGAAACAAAGTATTTATATTCCCGTCAGGTGCTAAGATATTTGCAGGTCACTGTAAAGATAGAAATGCACTTGCTGGTTTTCTTGGTGGTAACTATGACTTCGGTGCTATTGATGAGGCTAACCAGTTCCCTTGGCCTTGGATAGAAAAGATTGATGCTTCTATACGTTCAAAGAAATTTGACCCACAATTGTTTATGTCCACTAATCCTGGTGGCGTGTCTCACTATGATATAAGAGAAAAGTTTATTGCCCGTTGTCCCCCTGTTACCGTTAAAGAACGATACTCAGAATTATATGATGAGACATACGAAGAAAAAAAGGCTGGGCCTCCATTTGAAGATGAAAACGGCTTGCTTTGGCAATTTGTTCCAGGGAGCGTTTTCGATAACCCACATTTATTAAATGGTGATCCCAGATATGTCCGTAAACTTCAAGGTTTAAGTGGTGCGCTTAGAGCGCAATGGCTTCATGGCGATTGGGACTCTGCACAAGGTATGTACTTTGATAACTTTGACGAACTGCACCATGTAATATACGAAGAAGATTTTGTTTACGGTAAGCATTTCACAGTGAACTCCCATAAATTATATATGGGAATTGACTATGGAACGCACGCACCGTTCGTCTGTGCTTTGATAGCTGTCGATAAAGATGATAACGCTATTGTTTTTGATGAGATAGTGGCGACAGGACTATCGGCAACACAGCAAGCGAAGTTGATTAAGCAAACACTCCACGATAAATATGAGCTTACAGTTAAAGATTTCTCTGCCTGTTATTGTGACCCGTCTATGTTTGCAAAGACACAGGGCGGTTCTAATTATCTGCGCTCAGTGGCGAGTTTTTATAACGACGAAGGTATCTATTTACTTCGTGGTAATAACGATAGAAAACTTGGTGCAAAAGTATTTTATGAACTTTTAACAATCCCAGAACAATTAACAGACGGTGCAGAAGAAGATTATATCCCACCAATATTAAGGTTCTCAAGTAATTGTGTTTACGGTGTAAAATCAATCCCGACAATTCCAAGCAAAGAATTAGACCCAGAAGATGTAGATACGTTAAGTGAAGATCACTTTTATGATGCTGTGAGATATGCTGCAATGGAAACGATAGCTGGTAAAGTGCTTGGTGAGATACCACAGAAGAAAAAAGGGTGGCGAAGTAAAATTGGGGTTGGGAACGAAGAGGAAGCAAGGTCATGGATAACACTATAAGGGTAGCGTAATGGCACAAAAAGTACAAATGGATAGTCGTGTAAAAAAAGTATTAGCTTCTTATGATTCTTCAAAAGATCATTTTGCGAAAGCGCGGGAAAAGGGCGAAGAAATGACCCGTTTCATAGTGAACGAAATGTATTCAGAAGATGAGAAAAACGCTGCGAAAAAATACGGAAAGCCCCTGCTTACATATAATGTTCTTCGCTCAAAGTGGCTTGCCCTTAAAGGTAACGAGCAACTTAGTTCTCGTAAAGGACAGGTTAAGGCAGTCGATGATGGTCAATTGGAAGCAGTTAATAAAATGCAAGGCCGTTGGGATAGAATAATAGACGAAGAAGATTTAGAAGATAAATTCCAGACAGCTTTTGGTGATGCGCTTGTCAACCCATTAGGCGGTTATATTATTAGGCGGTTTAAACTAACACCAGATGGTTATTTAGATTACCACTATGATGTTGGCGACCCTTTTAGTATTCACCTAGACCCTAAAACTACAGACAGAGATTTTGAACTTGAAAAATGTAGGTGGGTTATCTTAGAGGACTTCCAGCCAATAGATGTTATAGAAGATATGTTCGACATTGATTCTGCTTTAACGAAAGACAGAGAAAAATGGTGGAACCGTTTAACCGAGACCATTAAAAATATCGTTACAGAAGGTGGCACAGATAAAGCACACCGCGACGAACAAAACGATACTTATCGTATATTGGAAATGCGAGAGCGTACAACCGCTAAAGTATTTGTAGTCGAAGATGAGCAAGGTGCAATGGTAACACTTTCTGCGGAAGAATATAGGAAGCGTAAGAAAAACGTAACAAAAATATTTACGGACACTCAAAACACTATCCATGTGACAACGATTATTCCATATTTCCAAAATGTAGTTGCTTTGGACGAAGATATAAAAACCACTACAGATAACTTCGGTGTGTTCCGTATCACATCCTTTAGGGATAATGTACCTGCACCAGAAGCCACAAGTTTATTTTATACTCTTAGAGATCCACAACTAGATATTAATAAAGCTAAGTCACAGTTCCGCGAGTACGTATCTAAAATTATATCTGGTGGATTAGTAGTAAACCAGCACGAAGAAGAACTTTATAAGGCACTTAAAAATAAAGGCAACCAACCAGGATTCGTCGGTAAGTCGAAAGGCGACCCAAGCCAAGCCGTCCATCAACTGCAAATGGGTTCTACCCCACCTGAGATATTAATACAGATTCAAGACTCTATGAACATGGTAGATAAGATTTCACTATTAGAGGCAGCTATGACAGGTGGAGAGGGCAAGTCAGGCGAGTCAGGTGTCCTTTTCAGTCAGAAAGTAGAACGTGCGTCAGCAGCGATTAACCCGTATTACAAACATATTTCGATATTGCGTAAAATTACACTTGAAGATTATGTAGATAACTTCTCGTATGTTTATGCAGAAATGAACCGACCTATCATTGGCAAAGACTCTGATGGCAAGATGTTCCAAGATATTATAAATATGCAAATGGGTGAAATGGTAGTTAATGATGTGCAGAATTTATCGGCTTATGTAGAACTTGACGAAGGTGAAGATAATATAACCGTTAAAGAAGATAACTTTAACAAACTGTTAGCATGGTATCAAATATTACTACAGGCGAATCCAGACCTCGCTTCTGTGGCAGCTTTACCGTTATTACAATTAGCACCTATTTTTGGCAAAGAGAAAATACTTGCTGTTATAGATGAAACATTACAGTCTCAATCACAGACCGCAGCACAAGCACAGGAACTTCAAAAAACCAAAGAAGCTCTTGAAATGCAAGAGATACAACACGGTATGCAGATGGACGAGGCTAAATTAGAACATGAAATTAGAACCGACAATATAGAATTAGCACAGAAACAAACCCAACCAGAGGTAAGTAAATGAGAACATTAGAAAATTTCGTCATGTATGATGATGAAGATCTGGGCGGTAGCTCCCCCGAATCTAAACTCATAGAAGGTGACGACGGTGATTTAGCAATTGCTATTGAGACTGAGGAAGAACCCGCAACGGACTCCGATAAGGAACAATCCCAAGAGGACAATTCTGGTGCAGATGAAGTAGTAGTTGAAGAAGATGCCAAATACGCTGGTAAAACTCGTGAAGAACTTATCGCAATGAACAACGAGAGTACAAAGTACGGAAGCGAGAAAGCACAGGAAGCCAGCAAGTACAAGCAGTCCGTCAAAACGCGCGACGACGTTAAGGGTGTAGTGACTGCTAAAGAACTACGCAAGGCAGTTGATGAGCAAGTTAAGAAAGTGGAAGCCATTGACGCAGTTCTTGACCCAGAAGATAGAGCAAAGGCACAGGTAGTTCTTGAAACGATGAAGCTCGATCTTCAAGAAAAGCGTGAAGAAGAACGGTATTCACAACTGGTCAGTGGTGAAGCTAATAGAATATTTTTAGCCGACCACAAAACGAAATTGAATGACCAGGGTATTGCAATATCGGACGACGAATACGCAAAAGTCAGTGAGAAGGCAGCCGACTACGCAGAAGAAGGAGGACGTATAACCTCACGCTCGATTGTGAAAGCAATTATTGATGAGTTTGGGGACGAGAAATATGCGACGTTTCTGCAAACGGCTGGTGAACAAAAAGCGCGAGCTGACATATCAAAAGCTGCGGTTAAAGAAGATGTGTCTATCACTACGGTGGCATCTGGTAAGACGAGCAAAACGAAGTCTGTAAAAACCATGTCAGATAAAGAGTTGATAGCATATAATAGAACTTTATCACCCGCAGATCAACTCAAGTTGAAGAATTACCTTCGTAATCCTGCAACTTGGAAATAACAATCAACTAGGGGATTAAAGGAAATTAATTAATGGGTTCTCTAACACAAGATGCCAAGCTGAATCTAGCTCTGATTAATGATAATCTCTACACAGAGGTTAAAAACAATCAGTTGTTTGCACAGGCTTTTGGCGACATCAAAGAGACCACTATCGACGCTGAAAACGGTCAGGTAGAATATACGCCTAGTGGCGCGATCATTGAATCTTTTGAAGGTTTTAAAGAAGAAGGTCGCGACAATATGATTCTCACAATGGATGAGGATTTAGTAGGTGATCCTATCTACGCTGATACACCTCGTTCTGGAACTGGCGAAACGTGGGATTACAAACACATGAGAGTTCATGTTTGTAGCACTGCTAAAGTAGTCCAGTACAAGCGAGGCCGTATGTCTGATTTACGCTCTGCAAATTATCATTATCTTGAGCGTGCATCAAAACAGTTGTCACGGTGGTTTGTTCAACAAGAAAACGCACACATCGTAGAAGCATTATATCATGGTGTGAGTGGGAATTTAAGTGCTGGTACATCAACAGCAGCCGATGGTATTGGTCTAAGCATACGCTTTCCATCTAACCTTTATACTTATGAAACATCTGCCACGATTGATTTTTGTCAAACTGCTGGCGGTGAAGGTTATAATACGATAGTGTCTGAATTGGTCGATGGACAGGGTATTGATTACTCTGAACTTGATAACTTAGACGACGTTGGTATAGAAGCATTACGGGTTAAATGCGGTGACAAGTTCATCCACCCCGTAGAAGTTTATGACGGTGTAGAAGCAATACCGCTGTTTATCCCCCCAAGGCAA